CACCAGATGGGGCCACACGCCGTATTCGATGAACGTGCGCTTGCCGCTGACGCTGTTGGCTTCGGTGGCATTCACCGCCAGCATGGAGGACAGTCCGGGCGCGTAGATGGCGAAGATTTCTTCCTTGGTAAAGGTGCGCCCCTCCAGAAACTGCATATCACCCTGCGACATGGCGGTGGTAATCCACTGCACGCCATCGCCTACGCCGCGCATCATCATCACCGAGCGCTTGGTGCCGCCGTACTCTTCCTTGACCTCGCGCTTCATCCGGTCCCAGTCTTCATTCTGGATCAGGTCGCGAAACGCCAAGATACCCGGCATCTTGGCATTGTTCTTGTCAAAGAAGTTGGTGTTCCACTTCTGCGCTGCCATGTCGCCGGTTGCCACCACGGCCAGGGCCTCGATGGGCGAGAGCCCGACAAAGCTGTTCAGCGGGTGGAAGCGCCGGAAGTGCACAACCTCTGTGAGTTCCAAGGGTTCCGGGCGAGCACCCTCGCCGGGTTCGTACACGTACCCGCGCAGGAACATGCGGCCATCTGGCACCGGCTTGACCTTGTGTGGCGGCAGCAGCCACAGCTCGGCGACCGTGTTGCCGACCTTGTTGAGCCACCAGTACGCATTGCCGGTGAGGGCGTAGTAGGCTAAGGTGCCCTCCAAGAACTCGGCACGGCTGTGCAGCGGGTTAGGGCGGCGCAGCAACAACTCAAACGGGTGGTTGGGAATGTCGCTGGTCTGCTCGCCGGCCAGTTGCAACACGTTGAATGCCGTGGTAGCGCCGATGCTGGCCACGGTCGACACGGCGATTTGCACCCACGTCAGGCGCTGGTAAAGCTCTAGCTGTGCCTCGGGCAAGCTGCGATCGGGGATGCTGTATTGTTCGGCTACTGCTTCAGCGCGCAGGAACGCCGGCGGGTCGGTGAGGGGGACAGACTTAGACGCGCCAGCACCGCCCCTCGGGGTTAGTGCATAGTAATTGATGGGCTCGTATCCAAGCCGCCGCACAAGTCTATCCAGTAAGCCCATTGCCGCCCCGCCTATAGGCAAAAAAAAGACTACTGCGCCCAGCGTAGCAACAAATTAATCAAATTGTCCTGGGGAAACCTATGGGTTTAGCGCGGCGTGCGAGCAGCCTTGACGGCGAGTTCAAAGGTGGACAACGTGTCAGTCTTGGCACGGATGTTTTGGGCGTGCCAAGTGACAGTGCTGTAAGACATTTGCAGCATAGCGGCAATCTCAGTGAGCCGCTTGCCTTGCGCCAGCAAATCGACAATCTCGCGCTCTCTATTCGTCAAATTCGCCATGCTGAATGTCTCCCCCCACACCATGCCGCCCCTTACACTGCCCGCCTAACCGCCGCTTCCCATTACTTGCTAGAATTCACATTCTAGGGGGTAATCCATTTACGTAAGCTACCTTTACGGTAAACCGATCGCTTATGATATTTACGGTTATCAACATCTACACAAAATCCACGTAGCTCGTCATGTGCCGCTGTGCTTGCCAGAGCATCAGCGCTCTACAAACAACGGTGTCATCGTGTGCACCACTCGGCGCACTGTAGCTGCTGCGGCCGGTCGTGGGGTTCACCGTGCGCTCGTATGCTTCCAGCTCTGCCGTCCACACTGGATCTGCCTGCCATTGCCATTCGCTGCGTTCGAAGGCCAGTGCCATGTTTTCGATAAGAGGTGGCTTTGTGGTGCCGGTCGTGTTGAATCCCACCACTGGCAGACCCATGCGCTGCAGCATCTCAAATACGGGCTGGCCGATACTGTTCAGCTCGGTGAGGATGCTCTTCACACCCCAACGCTCTGCCAGGGCCCGTAGGCGCTGCGTCTGCACATGGTAGTCGACCTGATTGAAGCGGTCGCGCGCCACCTCGCAACGGCATGTTGCGCAGCCCACGGATAGGCAAGTAAAGTCCGACTCGCGTGCCCAGTCGCAGCCCATGACGAGGGCATGGCCGGCGTGCTGCTCCGGTGTGACATCCAGCGGTGCGGTAAGGCACGCGGCGGCATTCCTGAAGACTGAACCACCGTCCTCGAGGAATGCCGCCTCAATCTCCTGCCTATATGCCGACTCGGGGAGCGTCGACTTCATCTCATCTATCTCTGACTGTGCCAAGCGTGGATTGACGCTGCTAGGCATCTGCCACGATGCCCACTCGCTTACGTCGGGATTCTGCCCCCACTGGAACATCTGCCAGAAGCCGCCGCGCCCCTTGGGCGTGCTCAAGAAATAGGCATCGCCGGAATAGTCAACCAACGTCGGACGCAACACGTATTGCCAAGCGTCCATGAGGTCGGGGACCATTGCCGCTTCATCCACGATGATGCGCTTGTACTTGCGCCCGCGTGCGCTGTCGGGGTTGTCGAGTGACCAGAACTCCAACACGCCGCCCGCTATGTTCTCGATACGATGGTCGCTAGCCGACACCCGCACGGCAATCGGCTTGAGCAGGCGCAACGCTTCGCGCCATACCTCTAGCAGCATCTTGTACGTCGGGCTGAACCACCCCACCGGATAGCGCAGCACGTCGGGCGTAACGCAGCGGTCAATGCCGAGTGTCGTCTTGCCAAATCTACGGCTTTGTTGACCGCACGCGAGTACATTAAATCTCGCGCACGTCCTTATCACCTCCTCCTGCCCTGGGTGTGGACGGGGCAACGTCAGTATTATAGGTTGCATAATCGCCTACCGTATGGTATAATGTTTAAGTGAGCCAAACCAGTTCTACAGGAGAGAAACATGGTAACAAGAACTTGTAAACACTGCGGCAAGACGTATGAAACATTCCCGTCAATCCGCTTGCAGTTTTGCTGCGCAGCCTGCGCAAATGCCCACAAAGATACAAAGGTAACAGTCACTTGCGCCGTCTGCGGCAAGACAAAACGCCTACCGCCGTCGCAGGCTGACCAACAGTATTGCTCCCGTAGTTGCTCTATGACTGCCCGTAACTTAACCGACGCCAACCCGTCATACAGCCGCGACGTTAGCGGCGACAAGAATCCCATGTACGGCAAAGGATTCAAGGGCGCAGACAATCCCATGTACGGCAAGCGCGGCGAACAATGCGCAAACTGGAAGGGCGGGCGCAAGATTCGCAAAGACGGATACACGTTAGTTGTTGCTCCCGACAATCACCCGCACCCATCCGATACGCGCAGTAGAACAAAGTACATCCTTGAGCATCGCTTGGTTATGGAGCAACACTTGGGGCGTTATCTTGAGCCTACTGAAGTTGTTCACCATATTGACGGCAATCCCCGCAATAATGACATTTCCAACTTGCGCCTGTACCCTAGTCACTCCGAACACATAGCCACGGAACACCCCAATATCAGGACCGAGCGTCGTCAACGTCGGCATACTTGATGATTACCTGCAATGGCCCGCCATCCTGCCCGCTTACCTCCTGCCTTACCGCCGCCTTCGTGCCGAGTATATTCGCCTCCAAATCAAGCGCACGCAGCACAGCGCCGGTGTCCTTGTCGTTCCACGCCTGCCGCTTAACTTCGCTAATCTCTGCCAGTTGGCGCGCCTTGTGTTCCCCTATCGTGTCTGCCGCCGCTTTGCGCCATTGCTTTTCGAGCCGCTTAATGTCGGCGTTGATGGTGCCCAGACTGTAGGGCTCATTCGTTGCAGGGTTCAACATCTGCCCCGCTAACGCTTGCTGTATCTCGCGCTGAGTACGACCGCGCAGGCGCAACGCGGCCACAAGTTCGAGCCGCTTCGCTTCTATTGCGTCGTGCGCTGTGTTCAGTGCCATGATGTTCAAGCCGTACCATCGTCCAGATGCACCAACCGCATCCCGTAATCGTCAACGCCCTGCGGTATCTCGACACCGGGGCGGCGAATCAGCCGGTTATTTTTGAACGGGCGATAGTCTACCTGATGCTGCCAGCGCCCCCACTTGCGCGTGATTGTTACCACGTCGGGGTGTTGCTGCTGCAAGGATTGCGCCATAAGCAGACGCCCGTCAGCCTGCCCGTTGAGTTTGTATAGTTCTTCGGTATTGCCGCCTTTTACTGTCATAGTCGCCGTCTTGTTAGCGAGAAAGGCATTGAATAGGATCGTGCAGAATCCGTCTTTTAGGAATCTCAAACTTAAGTCCGTATCCTCGTTGTACCTACCACGCCAACGGTGCGGCACGTTGTTGGCAAGCAAGATGCAGGAGTAAACCCGGCTGTTTGTGTAGAATGGCGGGATTGCCTGCCGCTGCTTGGCGAGAAAGCGATAATTTGGCCCCGCCATTGGTACATTCTTGTACCTGTCTACAAATTCTTCCATCGCCACAAAAACTGTGCCATCGTTAACGCGATATTTTTTGTTCTGATTGAGACGAACAAAGCCGTTTATATTGTCGTCCATTATCCAATGCCGTTCTGCGCCGACACTGACAGAGTGTTCCCATACCCAATTACGCGCAGGTATACCGCCAAGACCGAGATTGCTAAACGGCAAAACTAGAATCTTGGCGGGGTCAATGACTGCGGCATACTGCGCATACTCTTGCGGCTCGATAACGATGCGATACGGTACGTGCATCTTTTCTAGCGCCTTGCTAGTAAGCCGCGAATCTGCCCGCCCTTTGGAGATAATGTAAACCGGATACTTAGGATTCATTGGTCACATACTGCACATCTAATCGCTTCTGCGGCTTCTGCTCAGGGTGCCAAACATATTTAGTTTTGTCGGTTAAGTCCTGCCCGATAATACGGGCAAAGTCCTGTACTGCGGCATCGTCGTTGAAATGCACGTTTATTGTCCGATACGGCATAGTGTCGGGCTGCACAAATTCCGGCATACCCTGCCACTCCTGCGCGGGGTCTACCACCTCGCCCGCAATGCCGTTGAGTAGCCCGTCTAGTTCATGCTCAAACCACAAGCCCGACAGGTCAAGCCCTGCGTTCACATCGGCTAGTATCTGCTCCACATCCCACGCGAGGTCAACGCTAGACGTGCGATTATCGTAATACGCCAACTTGCGCGCCGTGCCGGTGTAGTCGTCTAGGTCCAAATCTGTGCGCTGTACCGCCACAAGTTCGCTGCCGTCCGTCTGCACGATACGCACGGGCAAGCCGATGTCGGACGCAGCCTCAAACGTCTTGTTCCCTGCGATGATACGCCCGTCTTTGTCGAGCAGGATGGAACGCCCCGCGCCTGTCTCGCGTAGGGACGCTTCGACCATATAGCGCCCGCGTTCGGTGCCCTTGTTGGCGTTCTTTACGTCGGGACGTATCCCGCTATAGTCAGCTTTCCGCGCCACGCCTCACCGCCTCCGCATCCTCCACCCGCACATACACAACGCCGCGCTCCACCAGTGCCGCCCGTGCCGCGTCCGGTTGCAGCAGCAGCGCCGCCTTGACGTTGCCGCGCCGCATGTTGCCGTTGGCGTCAATCCGCACACAGGGGGCATAGTCGCTTGATGTTTTCACTCCACACCCCCGTACCGTTTCCACAACGCCGCCACGTCTACGCCAAGTTCAGCCAACGCCCTGCCCTGCATTTCCCACACCGGCCCCGGCTGCTTCTGCCTGTCCACGTACCGCCCTATCTGCGCGCCGTCTGTCCGCACCGTGACGCCCGACATGCCGACGTACACCTGCCCGCCCTGCGCACGCTCCCACGGCTCTATACTGCCGCCATTGCCGCAATCCACATCCAATCCACCCAATCGTAGCGTCTCACTGCTTACCCCTGTCCCGCTCCAGCGCCATGATTTGCACGGCATCGGCGAGGCGCTTAAACGACTCCTCCAGGCGCGCCAG